TCTTTTGCCGCCAATGCCATATCTGCCGCAGCGATTGCAGATTCCGCCATTGATGCGGCCACAATTGCATCCGACGCCAAGAGCAGGATTTTAAAGAACACTGCCTTGAGCAATTTCATGTTCTTGATGGTGGATTCAACAGACCACGTGACATCCAAAACAGGCTTAACAATAACCGCGACACGATCTATTGATGGCGCGGCTTTTGCGGCGTGTGCAAACTCAGCCACAGAAGTTTCCGCCGGTATCTATAAAATAAATTTAGCCGCAGCGGATCTTAACGGCGATGTCGTTACTCTTCGGTTTTCTGGCACTGCCGCAGATGACCGATTTATCACGATTGTGACACAGACAGCATGATTATCGTCTGGGCTTATTACATCATAAAGCAAATGTTCTCTTACTACGGACAGATAGAGAATTCCGTAGCGCAGGGCGGGGCTATAACTTCAACAGGAAGGACTCGTATTTCTAAAGTTGTCGTGACACCGTTACGATAGAATTGAGATAAGGGAATGATTATAAAGAAACTAAATCTATACATGAATGGAACACATGTATAAATTTTTAAGAAAAATATACATGTTATTCAAGGGGATCATCTAATGGCCACCGGGGATATCCTATCGGTTACAATCCCGGCTGAAGGCTATTATGCTGAAATTCTCATTGAAGGTCTTGCCACTGGCGGCACATATGCGCTTGGCCTTGGAACAAATAATACCGTTTCAGCGAGTACGAAATTGGTGTTTACGGCCGTGTCTCTTGGATACGACGACACAGGCGCGGCGACAACGATCACACGCACCATTTACGGCACGATCAAACGCAGACAAATAACCCCAAATGACGCCCTGGCCGATGAAACAACCAGCGGATCAAATGTAATTGTCAGAGTAAATTTATCAGAGTACATTTACCAGAAAGATAACGTAGGAGCGGGGAATTCTGGCACCGCTCCCGTTGTGTCAATTTTAGCTGGCCTATATACAAACGGGACTGCAAATAACGCATCAGGAGCCAATTTCCCCGTCACAAACAATTCAACATTGGCGTATCCGCGAGTGATTGGAAACTGGGCATGGCCCGGCTATCAATTAATGGATAGCACAAGCAAATTACGGGCAGTTGCATTCCATAAGTCTGCCCAACTCGGTCGACCAGTCAGAGCGGTTAAATTCTCTGTCACAGATGGGACCACCACAAACACGCAGACAATTACAACGCCCACTTGTGACTTAACTTTTGGCGACGCCTCTCCCGTCGTCGAATATGTAAGCACGTCAGATTTGACAAGCGGATTAACGCAAAAAGCAGAATTGACTTGCAATTTTATTGCTTATCCGTGGATGGGTGACTCTGGATCACTGCTTGACACGAGTGCAGGGACCGCAGATCCGACTCCTTTATATGGACCGATTAAAGCGGTTTGCGACAGGACGGGGACTTATGAAAAAACATATGCCTTGGTTGACCCAACAGGAAGCGATGGCGGAGCAAATACTGTTTATCCGAGTGCAAGTTTTGATCCTCTGACAGCTTATAAATTCCTTACCATTGGGAAAGCCGCCGCCGCGATTGCCGCGTATAACAATGCAAACTATGGCAGAAACGATGTCGGGGCCGGGATTGTGTACTTAAATGCCGGGAGTTATGCGTGGCTTGGATCTTCAAATACATATGGCACGACTCCAAAGACTTGGATCACCATAAAACCAGCGTCAGGGGTACTGAGGTCGGATGTGATTATCGCATCAGCGTCGGGAAACGGTGATATATCCGATAGAATTAAAATTGAGAATTGCACAATCACGGCTACGACCTCAAATTTATTTACAAATGTTGCCGCCATATGGCACCACACCTGCGAATTTAATACCACAAACGTAGGTCTATGGAATACCACAGCAGGTATATTTTACGTCACTCAATGCCAAGTAACTGCTTTAAGTCAAGGGTTTAGGCCTAACTCGACGGCGAATTGCTCTCCGGCTATTATTCGAGGAAACAACTTAACTGGATTTAGGCATGGAATCCTTTGCTATACCGTTATCGGGAACCTGAAAACCACTAAATACACGCCTAGTTCCGGATTATTTTTCACTGAAATAAACGGTATGACAGGACCACAGCCCGTCAATTTTGTTATTGCCTATAATAATATCCTCGGTTGGGAAGTTGGTGCAGGCGTCAATATAATTGATACAGGGACTTATATCGGACCCAATACGGTTGGCGGTGCTATTGTTCAGAATGTTTTTGAAAACTGTCAGACATCGGGCGGTGGCCTTGGAAGCATTTGCGCGTCTGATGCAATCTCCACCAACACGCCATTGGAAAATATCATCATATGGCATAACGTATTTTTAGGGCAAAGATTATTCTTGGGCTACAACGACGCCGGAACAATTACCAAGTATAGACGCCACTGGTCTATTAAAAATAACTATTGGGATCGAAGCGCAAACAAAGGTGACACATTCAGCCCTACCAACGCAAACAGAATTGGCGCATGGGAAATAACAAATCAAGTTGCTGCAAGCGGGAACGTCCACGAGCAAAACATGATGTCACTCCCAAACAATTTTTTCATGGAGTTCGCTGGAATTAGTTCTTATCAACCAGCGGCGGCAGGGACTCTGACTCACGCCGAATTTGTTGATCGTCAAGCATCAGACGGTAGCACCACGAGCGCGGGTGGTGGAGATTACCGATTGCAGCCGACCTCCCCCCTTATAGGGTTGCCCGTCGATAATGTTTTGCTTTACGATCTTGATGGAACATTAAGAACAACGAATAATAATGCAGCAGGGGCGTACTCCATATTTGACCCTGGCGGAGGGTCAACCTCTAGCGGATCGGGCAGTACAGGATCAGGAAGCACGGGATCAGGTAGCACAGGGTCCGGTAGTACCGGATCGGGCAGCACGGGATCGGGGACAACGACTTCTCAACAATCAGTTTATATCTCAAGCAATTATGTTTTTGCTTAAGGGGAAATTTTAATATGGCATACATAACGGTGGACAGAGGCACAACAATTCGGCTTGTATCTTATGTTAAAAACATGTCGGACGTATTGGCAGACGCCGCAACCATAACATGCGAAATAATTGGTCCGACAGGCGGCACGTATATGACCGAAAGCGCAATGACCAATTCATCGACAGGCGTATATCTATTTGACAAGCAAACATTGGAAGCCGACACGCCAGGGATTTATGAGATTATCGTTAGATCGACGAGCAATTCTTTCACATCTTTGGTAAGGTTTAATGGATTTAAACTTGAATAGGGGATATATAAATGGAAATTAAAATGGACAAAAACAGATTGTATCAAGAAAAGGGTGATTTGGTGACGAATATTGAGATTTTGCAGGCCCGGCTCTCTGAGATCAACAAAAGTATAATTGATCTTCTTAACCAAGAGAGTAAATTAAAAAAAGAACAAGAAAACGGTGAAAAAAACTAATGGCTAAAGAAGAATTATTTGACGTTTGCATTAACCCGGATAATGGGAAAATGGCACTTCGTAAAACAATTGTCGACACTTCGACCGTTGTTAACACGACACATGTTTTTTATGACTATGAAGGAATTGTGCGCCGACTTGATTTATTAAAAGCCCAGGTTGCAAAGTGTGAAGAATTGATAGCAAAAGCAAAAAGCCTTGATATCGAAAAAAATAAGGGGTAATTGAAATGTCCAATGAAACTGAGTTTTACGAAATTAAAGCGGTTGAAATATTTGAAGAGGGAACCTGGAATGGTGACTCCTATTCACAAGATGACCTCGATAAAATTGTGATGGCGTTCTCAGAGACAAAAGACAACTTAAAACCATACTTAAAACTTGGTCACAACGAAAGCCAAAAAATACTTGAAAACGATGGACTCCCCGCCGCCGGGTGGATTTCAAATGTGTACCGAGAAGGCAAAAAACTTTTGGCGGACTTTTCAAATGTTCCTAAAAAGATTTACGAGTTAATTAAACGGAAAGCATATCGCCGCGTGTCATCTGAAATATTTGTCAATATCCCCGTGGGCGGTAAAGAATATCCATATGCTTTAAAAGCGGTGGCCCTGCTTGGTGGTGACACGCCAGCGGTAAATAGTTTAAGTGATATACTTGGATTGTTTACAGCTCCAAATTTCACAAAGTCGTTCGACAAAGAAGCAATATTCAGGAGGTACGATTTTGATAATCCCCTCCTCGAAATCAAAAAAGAGGAGATTAATAATATGGAATTAGAAAAAGCGGTAGCCGAAATTGAAGCGTTGAAAGCTGAAATCGTTGCGAAAGAAGAGTCAATGAAACAGTTTGAACTAAAAGCAAATGAAACAAAGGAATTCGCTGAAAAAGTTCAATCTGAAAATGAATTGCTTAAGAAAGAAAAACGATCCGTTGCCATTTCGTTGAAAGTAGATAAATTTATTCAAGACGGTAAAATCACGCCTGCTCAAGGCAATATCTTGACGGCCCTTTTGGCTGAAACAGATACCACAAAAAAATTCAAAATTGGTGAGAAAGAAATTGACGGTACGGAATCTCTCATTTGCGAATTTATTGAAGCCGGTAGCAAAGAAAAACTAAATACAGCGGGCACATCGGAAGAAGGCAAACAGCAAAATACCGATATTGATACGTTGGTGAAAGAATTTATGGTGAAGAATAATGTTTCTTACAAGGAAGCATTGATTAAATTAGCCAGCGAGAAGAAATAATTCTCTGAATGACATTGGGGCGACAAAATATAGTGACCCTATATTTAAAAACCTCATGCAAAAAAATTAGGAAGGTATGTTATGAGTCAGTTTGCATCACAATTAATTAAATCCTTCATTGCGAATCAGTCGATCACCGCCTACACAGTTGTAACACGTGCAGCGACATCGACCTATTCAGTCGCCCCTTGGAATACAGCCACCGCCATGGTTATCGGTGTGGCCCAAAACAACGGATCGACTGGCGACGCAATTGAAGTAGCCATCGCGGGCACAAGCAAGGTTTATTGTGCCGCGTCCGTCTCCGCAGGGTCTATTGTTGGCCCGAATACAGCGACCGCCAATCTCACGGGCGGAATTGGAAGTATTGTTGAACGTGTTGGATCATTTACGTCAACAATCGCTTATAAACAGATCGGTGTGGCATTGGAAGCAGGTTCAACAAATTCGATTATCGAAGTGTTGATTCATGTTTCTAACGTCTCCGGCGTCTAAGGAGGATCACTACTATGCCATCTAGCCAACAAATCCACAGAGATCGACCATTAGAAAATATCTCGGTAGCCTATAAATCGGAACGACTTATCGCCGATCGTTTGGCCCCACGAGTTCCAGTTGTCCACGAATCAGATACTTATTTCGTGTACGCAAAAGACAGCCTTACATTGCCCCAGACCATTCGGGCCAATGGCGCGTCTGCCAATGAGGCAAGCTGGAATATTTCAACCTCGTCATATGTGCTGACTCAACACGCATTAAAAGGACTTGTCACAGATCGTGATCGTTCTAATGCTGATGAAGCCATTCGATTGGATATTGATATAACCGAATATCTGACCGAAAAAATATTGATGCGGAAAGAAATTGATCTTGCCAATATTGTTACGACAGCCGCAAATTGGGCCAATGCAACAAGCTTATCCTCAACGCTTGCATGGAACCAAAATACCACGCTCTCAAATCCCATTGCTTATGTTGATAGCGCGTGTTCCGTTGTCGCCTCACAATCTGGAAAGATCCCTAACACCGTAGTTTTAAATGACCCAACATTCCGTGCCGCAAAAGAGCATATCAGCATTGTTGACCGCATTAAATACACAAGCCCTGATTCAGTTACAGATCAGATCTTGGCGAAGTTGTTTAATGTTCAACAAGTTCTCGTTGCTGGCGGAATTCAGAATACAGGCCAAGAAGGACAAGCGGATTCGATGGGCTGGATTTGGACCGATATGGCGTTTGTTGCTTATATCGAACAAAACCCCGGACTTCGTAAACCGTCTGCTCTTTATCAGTTCACAAAAACTGAGTTTGGTAACCCGTACAAAGTGAAACGATGGCGTGAAGAGGAACGAGAAGGAGATTTCATTGAAGTTTCTTCTTTGTTCCAAAATAAAGTTGTCGCTTCTGATTGTGCGTATATCATTGTCAATACAGTTCAATAATTAATCTAAATCGGTCGGGGTGGCTCTTGACAAAATGTTGAGGGCCACCCACTACCAGAGGGGCTTATATATGGATTCAGTTACAGTAAATAGCAGCGAAGAGACGTCAAAGCCATTACGCGGACGACCTCCACGAAAGCTTAAAGATGACGAAACATTTACATCAACCGGCAGCATTTCCGAACCTGAGATCAAAATTGATAAACCGGAAAAGGTTGGTGCGTATGATTATCTTTTGCCGTTTTATGGCCGATCTTCATTAAAAGTTAATGAACCACGCTTTTTTGTTAATGGAAAGAAGTTGATCAAGATCGTTAAGGTTGTGAAAGGGTATCTTGAAGATAAGACGCCCGTTTATACGATTAAACGAAAACTTTTCACTTCAATAAATTTAAAAAAACCAGAAGCAAGACGTTTTCTTGATATCTTAAAAAAGAAAGAAATACCGGGGGTTTAAATTGGGCCTATATGCAACAACCACATCACTGTCCGAATTAATACCGAATTATCTCTCAGAGAACACGACAACATCTGACCCCGCCGGAGCCGCTATATTTTCCCGTCACATTGATCGGGCGGAGTCGATGGTTAATTCATATGTTTCAAATAAGTATTCCCTTCCTTTTGTAGTTGTCCCTCCTTTGATCAGAACATTGACAGAGGATATTGCGTGTTATTACTTGATCCGTTCCGCCTACACACAAGAAGGCCAAAACAAAAATCTTTATTACCCCGATTATAAAACGGCGATGTCGATTCTTGAGAACATCCGTGACAATAAAACGAGCCTTGCCTTAACGGATGGATCATTGCTCGCCGCCGACTCTACAACTCAATATCTTTCATCTACAGATAATTACACGCCTATTACTGGATTGGATGATCCTATTAGTTGGGATAGGGATTTAAACGAGATTAATGATCAGGCATCAGCGAGGCGGGGATAATGGGTGTTGATGTTGCCGTCGATCTTAGCGAGTGGAGCAGTTATTTAAAATCAGTCGACAGCAATTTAAGCAAAGTTACACAGCACTTAAAGGCCGCCGCCAATACGATTGGGTTTAGGGATATTGTTGGGCACTTTGATGACGAGATGGGGCCGGATGGGGGATGGGAGCCGCGTTCACAAAAGACAAATGAAGCATACGATAAACGGGGAGGAGCTTATCGAAGTTCAAATAAGCTTCTCCAATTGACCGGTAACTTAAGAAAATCAATTGTTCCTGGAAGCGGCAAAAGTAAAATAATTGGTCAAGGGTCGGTTGAAATGTTCGCAGGAACAATATATTCAAAAACTCACGATGAAGGTGATAGCACCCGGAACATTCCTAAACGTGAGTTTATGTGGATTTCTCCTAAAAGCCAGCAAGACATTGCAAATTATTTAATTGAAAAAATTTCAGGTGGGTTGTAATGGGATTTGATTACTCAGCCAATGTAACAGCGATTAAAAACGCATTGGAAACGTGCAATACAAGCACGTCAACGCCTGATTTGTCGGAAGGTTTAACGTCGCGTGTCAAGAATGTGTTTATCAGTGACCCTGAAATTGTCAGTGTTAAATCTGTTTTATATCCGGCGGTTTATGTTCGGATCAGCAGCAAGCAAGAGGAATTTAGTTCCATCGGTGGAACGGGTGTAACAAACGGGGCAAAGAAGTTCGCCGATGTAACGTATGACATTTTTGGTTTGTACCAAAAAAATGGGGCTTATACTGATTATGCGAATGTCTTAACAGAGATATATAATTTTGGACGTAATATTGAAGCAGTGTTTCAGTCGGAATTGACGCTATCAGGGACGGCCTTGTGGTGCAACCCGGTCAAGACTGATTATTTAGGGCCATTCCCCGGCGACGGGGTGTGGGTTAAAGGTGTAAGAGTAGAATTAAAGGCGAGATACTTATTTTTATAATGGAGATATAAAAAAATGGGAAAGCATCTAACATATAACGATACAAAAAAGCAAAGTTTGCAAGTGTTTGGTCAATTTGGGGAAAGCGTTTGGATTCCCAATGCGAAAGAGAATTCTAAATTAGAAAGAAAGGAATCTTCATCTTTACAAAATGTAGGGATTGGAAAAGTGCTTGTCATGGTAGCGATGGGTGCAAGTTTAGAGGAGAACGTCGAGCACATTATTAAGTACCGAGACAGATTTGATTTGATGTGTTGCGACAAAGCGTTTGTGCCGCTTATGGAGAGAGGAATTCGTCCTGATTACGTGATGATTTGCGACGCAAATATTCCTTCACGATTTTATGAAACACACGTTTTAAAAACAAAGGGCATTAAATTAATAGCCACCCCTTATGCGAATACCATGTGGACAAAGCCGTGGATCGGGGACCGTTACTTTTACGTAAACAAGGATGCAATTTCTTCCGAAGATGTTTTTCTTGATATTTTTGGACAAGATACACGGGTTATCCCGGCATCTTCGAATGTGTCAAATGCGATGTGCGTTTTCATGCTTGGCGCAGACGAACGAAAGCGAATAAACTGGGCTGGATACGAGAAATATTTGCTTGTTGGATATGATTATTCATGGAGTCCAAAAGGAAATTATTATGCTTGGAATGATCCGGTCCCCAAACGCTACTACATGCAACATCAAACCCGAATTGACATGAATGGGGACTCGGTTTTTACAAGTTCAAATTTGGCATTTTCTGTGCAGTGGTTAAAAGATTATTTGACGTACCATAATTTGCCAGTCATCAATTGCTCAAGGAAAGGAATACTTAAGATCCCGTTAAATGACTCTCTTGAAAATCAACTCAAGAAAATAAACCCTGATAAGAGTGTAATTGATCGTGTAAGAAGTGCTTATCAGCTTTTACAGTCTGCGACAGTAACTAAGATCAATTCACAAAATATATTTGAAAAGTCAAGGGAGGATATTTTATGGCAGTCGGAAGCGATGCAAAAGTAGGAGTAGATTCATACGTAGCTTTATCGAAGGAAGGGACGTTTGGCACTTATGCAAGTGCTACGACCGCAGTCGAGGCCATCTCTTGTTCTTTTATTACAGAGATTGAATCAAAAAAACTAGATGGGATTGGGTACAATCGTGGATTTTCTCACCGTGTAACATTGGGCAAATCGGTGGCAGGCGCAATCGAAAGTTATCTTCACCCTCAAGAATCGGTCCTGATGATTGCCGCCGCTCTTGGTGGCCCGCTTGTCTCAACCGTGGGGAATACCACCACCGTTTATTCACACAGCATCACCGCTGGGAATTTTAATACAACCACAGCGATCAAGCAGCTATCATTTAATGTTCGGAAAGGCGATACCCACACGTGGCGTTATACGGGCGGTCGCGTGAATAGCATGAAATTAAACGCAAAAGTCGGCGAACCTATTATGTTGAGTGCCGAATTTGTTTTTAAGGATTCAACGCAGCAAAGTGATGATATCTCGGCGATTCTTTCCATCAGCAGTGTGAACCCTTTCACATTTGCAAATGGCGTGTTCCGATACGCAACCACGGAAGTCTTGGCAGCCACAACGACAGCCGTCGAGCCTATCCAAGAGTTTGAGTTATCAATTAAAAACAACATTAAAAGTGATCAATCGGCGCGTTCTCTTGGCACAATCACCGTCGATGTGTTACCAGTCACTCGGCGTGAAGTTGAATTGAAGATTAACAATCGGTTTGACACCACGACAACATACAACCGATTCATTCAGGCCACGCAAGGGTCCGTTGAATTGTTTTTACAAGGAGCTGCGATTGATGCGAGCAACTTCTACGAAATGACAATTCGATTGCCTAAAGTATACGCGAAAACAGGTGATACTGAAATATCAGGGGCGCAGGACGTTCTGACAACTGAAATTTCATATGACGTTATTTTAGATAACCCGTCGACCTCGACCGGTAAAGATATCGGTATCACATTTAAAAACAATGTGACGGCCTACTAAGAGAAAAAACAATTGAATAAAGTCGAATTAAAAAACAAGCTTCAAGATCTAAAAAAAGTAAAGGTTAGCGGAATGCGTTTTACAATCCGCAAAATCAGTCCTTTGCTTGATTTCCCTTTAGACAAGATGCCTCAGATATTTACGGACTTTATATCACGTCGGAAAGTTGACAAAAACGCGGTTCTTACCCCCGCAGAGTTATTGAAATCGCAACAAGATATTTATTCAATAATTCAAGCGGGGGTTGTTGATCCGAAGTTAGAGCCGATTGGGATCGGAGAAAAACGAGGTAAAGAAAATGGAATCACTGTGGAAGATTTATTTCGTGATCCTGATATTGGGTACGGACTATATAACGAGATCATGACGCACAGCCTTTTACGATTCCGTGGCCTGAAAAGTGTTTTTTTTTCGATAAAAATAAAATACTTGGCGTTCATGGAATCGCGAAAGAATATGGAAAAAGCCCCAGCGAAGTAATGTTCCCTGATGGGTATTATTCTGATTTCGAATCTCAAGCCTTTGATATATTTGTTTACTCTGTGGGCAAAAACGAAGAAATACGGCAAGCAAAAGAAAATAACAGTCGATTAAAAAGGTAGCTACATGGCCGACAAAGAAGCTAGTTTAATATTAAAGCTAAAAGACGAAGTTAGCGATGGCCTTAAAAAAGTCGGGGCTGGCGTTATTGGCTTGACGGGAGTATTCGCAGGGCTAACCGCTTTCCTTGTCAGTTCCACAAAAGAATTTTTAGAGTCCGAAAAAGCCACAAATAAATTAAATATTGCCCTAAAAAACCAAGGACTATATTCCGCCGAGACATCCGCCGAACTCATCCGTTACGCCGCCCAACTACAACGAACGACCACTTTTTCAGATGAGGCTATCGTTGAAACAGAGTCACTGCTAACAACTTTCGGAATCGCTGGCGAAGAACTAAAAAAGACAACGCAAGCCGCCCTTGATTTATCGACCGGTCTTGGTATTGATCTTCGGACAGCCACTTTAATACTAGGCAAGGCTGCCGCCGGAGAGACAGGAACACTTTCCCGTTATGGTATTCAAATTGACGAGAATATCCCAAAAGCAAAAAAGCTTGAAGAAGTATTAAAGGTTTTAAATGAAAGATTTGGCGGTGCTGCTCAGGCTGAATTAAATACAGCATCAGGAAAAATCGCCAATTTAAGCAACAGATTTTCAGACCTTAAAGAAGAAATCGGATCCGGGGTATTGCCATACCTAGTTATATTCTTAGAAAAAATAGCAGGGGTTATATCTGGCATCGAACAACTTGGAGGTGTTTTTAATACCATATTCTTGGTAGGCCTCAGCACATTTAAAGATTTCTTACTGACCCTTGATTTAGCGATGACAAAAATACCGCTTTTAGGTCCATTGTTTGAGTTAACAGGAACAGGGCTTGCCGGAGTCACTCAAAAAATACAAGAGCAGATTGACAAACTTATTTTATTGGGCAACCAAGAGCAAGCCTCTGCCAATAAATCAGTTTCAATTCAAAATACAACTTCAAAAACAAAGATTGAAAATCAAAAAAAATGGAACAAAGAAGAGGAAATCGAGAAGCTAAAGCAAGAAGAAAAGTTAAAGAAAATAAATGAAGAAAGAGTTAAACGCGATCTTGACCATATTGATCGGATTAGGGAAGCAAACAAAAAAGCAAATGAAGATAGGGTTAAAAATATTGAATCAACTCTTAACTTTATTTCCACTCTCTCTACTTCTCATAATAAAACGCTGGCCGCGATTGGAAAAGCCGCTGCGATTTCAACCGCCACGATAGACACGTACCGAGCAATTAACGTCGCCTTAAGATCAGCACCACCGCCCTATAACTTTGCTTTAGCGGCTTTGGTTGGAACAGCCGGATTTGCAAACGTGGCAAAAATTGCTGGAACACCATTGGCCGAAGGCGGAATTGTATTTCCGCGCCCAGGTGGAACGCAAGCGACACTGGGTGAGGCGGGCGGACGAGAAGCCGTGATCCCGTTGGATAGCCCCGACGGGAAATCAGCCCTTAGTGGCCTTGGTGGCAATACGATTAATATTAATGCGGGAGTGATTGTGGCTGACCAATATTCCGTCGATCAATTTGCCAAAAAAATAGATGTTGCGTTGTTTAATTTAAGACGAAACAATCTCTCTGTTTCAATGGACGGAATCTAATGATTTTATATCAGAATTTATTTAGCAGTAATTTTTCATTAACCGTTGCCGATGGACCAACAAATATCACCTCAATTTCATCGGCACTTGTTGACGGCGATGTCGATACATATTTTAGTTATTCTGTGACGTTGGCATTCCCTGGGTTTATGGAAATTGATTTTGCATTTTCAACGGCGACGACTATTTCATCATTTATTTTTAGAAATAATAATTTCAGCAGTTTTTGCCGTGAAATGAATTTATACTCCGGGGATTCCTCGGCAACATCGGTGCTAATTATGGATTGGGGACCAACAACAATTTCAACAATTCCAAACAATTTAATTGTTGATACGTCAGCTTATCCATCTAAAATTTACGTTTTGCAATTTTACCCTTTATCAGATGTTACAGCGACCCCGACACGGATCGGTGAAATACAGCTTGTAACAAATGCTCTTAATTTTGAAAGAAACCCTTCCCACGGTAACTATTCACCCATGATTTACAGGAAACAAATTCGCCATGAAATGCCAAACGGCGGAGTTGTTCTTTATAATATTCAAGATAAATACAGGGCAAAAATAAGTTTCGATTTTATCTCAGAAGATTTTAAAAATGATTTGTATTCATTTTGGAATACAAATTCAACTTATAGTTTTATTCCGTTTGAGTCCGACGGGAATATTTACCCGGTTTCATGGGTCGGGAATTTTGACTTTAAGCCATCAGATAATAATATTGAAGCAGGCTGGTCTGGCTCAATTATGTTGGAAGAAACTCCATGACCACCACAGAAGTTTTATTGCGTGACAATATTCACAGTATTTTTAGGCGTTGTTTTATTAAACGCAGGTCCGCCACCACGGGACTTTACGAATCAACATGGCAGGACATAACCCAGTATGTAAAAAGTTGGGGAAATTTTACCATTGCCATTGATGATCAACGGTTAAACCGATTTACTCATTCAGGCATCTCTCTCCGGGTTATCAACAATGAAGGTAAATTTCACGAAGAACAAATATATTCAAGTCTTTGGTATGGATACCTTACTCGTGTAAGAAGTTTGGTTAAGATAGAGGCCGGATATTATGATAACACAGGGGCAGAACTACCCACCACGACAACACAAGGAATCTTTATTATGGATAACGAGATTATCCAAAATCCTGCTACCAATGAAGTCACGATCAACTGCAAATCAATTGTTTCTCCATTTCAAGAAACGCGGGCTAGTGAAATTGACGGGATTACAACAGGACTTTTAACAGCGTCGGACATCTTAGGGAAAATAAGAGATGCCACAGACGGGTCTGGATCATATTTGTTCCGTGACTTTATCACCTCAACGTCGTGGACAATAGCACCCACCACCAACATTTACAGCCGTTTAAACACGACGACAATTTTAGAAAATTACACTGTTTGGGAACTCATCAACCAATTGGCAGAAGCGGAAAACTTTGTAGTTTTTGCTACGCGTGAGGGTGGAATTGAATTTAAAGACCGGAACCCACACACAACGACCAGCCAGTACTCATTTTCTGGGGGACTATTCCCAACGCCAAACATTATTTCCATGACTGGGGTGAAAGAAGCGGTAAATAAGCTTTACACCCATGTGAGGCTGAAATTCCTTGAAGATGATACATCTACCAGTTATATTTCACGTGGAGATGACGTTGTTTTAAATGCCACAAACACCGCGTGGAAATATGGCCGAAAAACCTATGAACTTGAAAATTTATGGTTGGATTCAACGTCAGCCGACATTGTTGCGACAAAACTTGTTAATGAATATTCAAATCTAAAAATAGAAGTTGAGCTTGAATCTAAATTCCACCCAGAAATAAATATTTTAGATCGAGTTGATGTCAGCTATAGGGAAAACTCACTTGAAGGTGCAAGCTTATGGGACGCCGAAGATTGGGCATCATCCACAGCAAGTTTGCCGTCAGACGGGATGAGTTGGGACGAAGAATCAGGAACGTCTATTGAATGGTGGAATAAAAATTTTAAAGTTTTGTCGAAACAAACGAATCTTGACAATCTCACGACAAAATTTATCTTAAGAGAGGCGGAGTCTATCTAATGGCAGGAACATCATGGCCCACACTTGTACCAGGCGCAAAAGCAAAAGCAACAGAGGTTGAATTGAAATTTGATTGGCTAGAGGGCGACCTTGTAGCCATGTCCGGCGGAACAAAAACCGATATCACATACGACCTCGGCACCGGGACACATCGGTGGCGATATGGATACATTGGAACGAGCCTTTTGCTTGGAAGTGCGTCAGCTGTCGCCAATACTATTTTAAATTCGTCTTTATCGTCATCTGGAAACGTATTGAAATGGCTCCATGCAAACACTTCAAATACGGCGAATTCCGATGTTTTGTACATGCTTTCCGTTGCGGGCGCGTCTGGTGGCGACCCGTTTATTACTTTTAATGTATCAGGTGTTTTCAATTGGTCTTTTGGGTTGGACAATTCCGATTCGGACAATCTAAAAATATCGAGATCGACAGCACTTGGGAACACGGATTATTTTATTTTAGACGGTTCTGGCAATTTAGCATTGGGACCAAACCCGGTTATTTCCGGGAAAATATCAGGAAGAACCACCTCCGCTGAGGATTACCGTTTATTTTTAGAGGTGGCCAACGCGACGGGAGATCCGTTTACGCTTCTTTCGACCAATGTCACAAGTTGGTCTTACGGTATTGATAACTCTGACAGCGATAAATTTAAAATATCAGCGTCAAACGCACTTGGCACGTCAGATGCTATTGAAATATCGACGGGGAGATTTATTACATTCCCACTTCAAGCTAATTTTAAAGTGAGTAATTCAGTTCAACAAGCAAATGTTACAGGTGATGGTACTACTGTTTCTCTTGGTTTTGATACTGAATCATATGATGCCGGTGGAGATTTTGCCGCAAATCATTTTGTTGCACCGGTTGCCGGAAGGTATTTATTTACGATAAGTTTTAATTTAAGCGGGATATTAACAACACATTCCAATATTTATTTAAACTTAGGACCAGCTGGGGGTTTGACCGGTCAATATCATGAGGTGTGGTCTAGTTTGGCACAAATAACAACTAAAAACATTTGCTGGACCACGACCATGCTATTAGCGGCTGGGGCCAATGTTTATGCTGTTTTACAAGTATCTGGTGGAACCAAAGTGATTGATGTTGACGATCTTTCATTCTCTGGAATTTTGCTTTATTAAAAATCATGGAAAACACAACATATATGAATATTGAAAGAAGAACTTCAAAAAGGAAATTCGATAACATGTTTGATTACATTAGAATCTATTGGCCGTTAATAGTTTCACTTCTTTTGGCTGTATCGGCATGGACAACGGTAAAAAACACCATCACCATTTTAGAAGTTAAAATGGAATCGACATCCATAAAATCGGACCAGTCAGAGCATCGTATAACCATACTTGAAGAACAGAACAAGCAGATATTTGAAGGGATCAGAAGGATAGAATCTAAACTTGACAGGAGATAAATCTACTATGAAAAATAATTTTATTTCGTGGGTTATTCGCAAAAAATTCCAAGATGAAACAGGTGCTTTGGTTTACAAGGGAATTTCTCTTACAAAAGTAGGCATTGTTATTTTGGCATTGTTAAAATCGCTTGAAACTGGATCGGCCGTCTTGTTTGACCAATCTTTTATTGGTGCGCCAATTGTTATCCCAAATTATATTTATGAAATGGTGGCCACGTTTACGGGAATTGCAGCCCGCGAGTCAATTGTTACAAAAGAAATCTCTAAAAATTAACCATGTTAAAAGTTAAAGAATCCGATATTTTAAAGGCAATTCTCATATATTTAAAATACAAGGGTTACTTGTGCAAAAGAAACAACGCCGGGAAGATGTTTAGAAAGAGTTTTTCAAAGTCTGGAAAAGAATCAAATTACATGATCAATATTGGGGAGTCTGGATGGCCTGATATCGAGGGAATAACGAAGGACGGGAAGTTCTTTGGAATCGAGGTCAAAGCTCCACGTGGAACATTAAGCGACCACCAGAAACAAGTCGGTGAGAAGATTATTGCCACAAATGGAATATGGTTTGTGGCCTATAGCGTTGATGACGTCATAAAGCACGGGTTTTGATGTAAGCCCTAACTTACACCACCACGCCCCTTTCACGCCTCCATTCGTGAGAGGGGTTATTTTT